GCCACGGCGCCGACCGGCTGGTGGCCGAGGTCAACCAGGGGGGCGATCTGGTCGCGAGCGTGATCCGCCAGATCGATCCGCTGGTGCCCTATCGGGCGGTGCGGGCGAGCCGGGGCAAGGTGGTGCGGGCCGAGCCGGTGGCGGCGCTCTATGAGCAGGGGCGGGTGCGGCATCTGCCGGGGCTCGACCGGCTCGAGGATCAGATGTGCCGCATGACGGTGCAGGGCTACGAGGGGCGCGGCAGCCCCGACCGCGTCGATGCGCTGGTCTGGGCGCTGCACGACCTGATGATCGACCCGGCGGCGGGATGGCGCCGGCCGCGGGTGCGGGTGCTCTGAGCGGGGCAAGGCCAGAGGGAACAGGGACGCGACGGGTGGGGCGGCAGGGCCGGCCCCGCAGACGCATGTCCGGACGAGAGGAGCGAGGCGATGTTCGATTTCCTGCGGCGGGGGGCGCGCGCGGCGCCCGAGGGCAAGGCCTCGGCGGCCGGGGCGGTGGTGGCCTTTCATGGCGCCGGCCGGGCGGTGTGGAGCGCGCGCGACACCGGCACGCTGACGCGGGGCGGGTTTCTGGGCAATCCGGTCGGGTTCCGGGCGGTGAAGCTCATCTCGGAGGCGGCGGCGGCGCTGCCGCTGATCTTGCAGGATGCCGAGCGGCGCTATGAGGCGCATCCGGTGCTGACGCTGATCCGCCGGCCCAATCCGGCGCAGGGGAAGGCGGAGCTGTTCGAGGCGGTCTATGCGCAGATCCTCCTGTCGGGGAACGCCTATCTGGAGGCGGTGGCGGGGGTGGCGGGGGCCGGGATGCCGGCCGAGTTGCATGTGCTGCGCTCGGACCGCATGAGCCTCGTGCCCGGGGCGGATGGCTGGCCGGTCGCCTATGACTACACCGTCGGGACGCGGCGGCATCGTTTCGACATGACGGGGGGGGCGGCGCCGGTCTGCCACATCCGCGCCTTTCATCCGCAGGACGATCATTACGGGCTTTCGCCCATGCAGGCGGCGGCGACGGCGATCGATGTGCACAATGCGGCCTCGCGCTGGTCGAAGGCGTTGCTCGACAATGCCGCGCGGCCCTCGGGCGCGATCGTCTATCGCGGCGAGGGGGGGGCGACGCTGACCTCGGACCAGTATGCGCGGCTGGTCGAGGAGATGGAGGCGCACCACCAGGGGGCGCGCAACGCCGGGCGGCCGATGCTGCTCGAGGGGGGGCTCGACTGGAAGCCGATGGGGTTCAGCCCCTCGGACATGGAGTTCCAGAAGACGAAGGAGGCGGCGGCGCGCGAGATCGCGATCGCCTTCGGGGTGCCGCCGATGCTGATCGGGATCCCGGGCGATGCGACCTATGCCAATTACCAGGAGGCCAACCGGGCCTTCTATCGGCTGACGGTGCTGCCGCTCGTGGCCAAGGTGACGGCGGCGGTCGGGCACTGGCTGTCGGGGTTCACGGGCGAGGCGGTGGAGTTGCGCCCCGATCTCGACCAGGTGCCGGCGCTGGCGGTTGAGCGCGACCAGCAATGGGCGCGGGTGGGGGCGGCGGACTTTCTGACCGAGGCCGAGAAGCGCGCGGCACTCGGCCTGCCGCGGATCGCGGAGGGGCCATGAACGGGCGGCGCGAGGCGGGGGGATCGCGGTTTCTCTATGACAGCTTCGATGCCGCGCAGGCGCGGATCGAGGCCAACGAGCGCGTCGCGGAAGAGCGGTGGAGCGCGCTCGAATACCGCTTCGGGCAGATCGAGCGGATGCTCGAGCGGCTGGAGAAGCGGATCTGGGTCGGGGTCTACGGGGTGGCGGCCTTTCTGCTGGCGCAGGGGGTCGAGGTGCTCATCCGGGCGGCGGAAAGGTAGGGATGCGATGGTTGAGGGGATGGACGCGCTCGAGCGCAAGTTCCACCGGCCCGAGGCGGGGCTGGTCGTGGACGAGGGGGCGCGGATCGCGGGCTATGCGAGCCTCTTTGGCCTGCCCGACCAGGGCGGGGATGTGGTGATGCCGGGGGCTTATGGCCGCTCGCTCGCGCGGCTGCGGGCCGAGGGGCGGGCGGTCAAGATGCTCTGGCAGCACGATGCGACGCAGCCGATCGGGGTCTGGGACGAGGTCGTCGAGGACGAGCGGGGGCTGCGCGTCGCGGGGCGGCTGCTGCCCGAGGTGGCGCGGGCGCGCGAGGCGGCGGCGCTGATCGGGGCGGGGGCGGTTGACGGGCTGTCGATCGGGTTCCGCACCATCCGCGCGGCGCGTGATGCGTCGGGGCGGCGGGCGCTGATCGAGATCGATCTGTGGGAGGTGTCGCTTGTCACCTTTCCGATGCTGCCCGAGGCGCGGGTCGAGGGGAAGGCCGGGGTCCGGCCCGACCTGCTGAGGATGCTGACGGCGGCCCTTGCCGGGGCGCGCCGGGAGCTTGCGGGCCGCTGAGGCCCATCCACCCATCCACATCGAGGTGAACCATGACCGAGACGAGGGTCCGGGCGGCGGGCGCATGCCCCGCGCCCGAGGACGAGGCCGCGGGGGCGGATGCCGCCGTGGTGCAATTTCTGAACGAGTTCTCGGGCTTTCAGTCCGAGATCAAATCCCGTCTGTTTCAACAGGAAGAGCGACTGACCATGCTGGATCGCAAGACCACGGGCTTTGCCCGACCCGCCCTGTCGATGGCGGCCGATATCGAGGTGCCGCATCGCAAGGCGTTCGACGCCTATCTGCGCAACGGCGATGACGACGGGCTGCGGGGGCTTGTCCTCGAGGGCAAGGGCCTCAACACCCAGGTGGCGGCGGAGGGCGGCTATCTCGTCGATCCGCAGACGGCCGACACGATCCGGTCGGTGCTGACCTCGACGGCCTCGCTGCGCGCGATCGCCAATGTCGTGCAGGTCGAGGCGACGTCGTTCGATGTGCTCGTCGATCATGGCGATGTCGGTTCGGGCTGGGCGAGCGAGACGGGGGCGGTGGCCGAGACGGACGGGCCGCAGATCGAGCGCATCTCGATCGCGCTTCATGAGCTGTCGGCGATGCCGAAGGCGAGCCAGCGGCTTCTGGACGACAGCGCCTTCGACATCGAGGGGTGGCTGGCGGGGCGGATCGCGGACAAGTTCGCGCGCGCCGAGGCGGCGGCCTTTGTCGCGGGCGATGGCGCGGACAAGCCGCGCGGGTTCCTCGACCATGCCAAGGTCGCCGAGGGGGTCTGGCAGTGGGGCCGGCTCGGCTATGTCGTGACCGGGGCTGCGGGCGATTTCGCGACGGCGAACGCGGCCGATGCGATCGTCGATCTCGTCTATGCGCTCGATGCGAGCTATCGGGCGAACGCGAACTTCGTGATGAATTCGAAGACCGCGGGTGCGGTGCGCAAGATGAAGGACGCGGACGGCCGCTTCCTGTGGTCGGACGGGTTGCAGGCGGGGGAACCCGCGCGCCTGATGGGCTATCCGGTGCTGATCGCCGAGGACATGCCCGACATCGGCGCCAATGCCTATGCGGTGGCCTTTGGCGATTTCCGCGCGGGCTACACCATCGCCGAGCGCCCGGACCTGCGCGTGCTGCGCGATCCGTTCTCGGCCAAGCCGCATGTGCTCTTCTACGCGACCAAGCGCGTCGGCGGCGACGTGAGCGATTTTGCGGCGATCAAGCTGCTGAAGTTCGCGACGAGCTGATCGCGACGGTCTTGCGCCCGTGCCCCTGGCACCGGGCGCAAGGGCGGGCGCGCGCCGGAACTGGGGCGTCGTCTAGCTGCTCCACCTCCGGACGAGCGGCGTCGGAGCGCGCGCCCGCACCCATTCATCCTGCGGAGAGAGGCGATGAGACTGACCGAACGGACGCCGGTCCCCGACGCGGCGCTGCCTATCGAGGCGATGAAGGCGCATCTGCGGCTGGGCTCGGGCTTTGGCGACGAGGGGCTGCAGGACGGGCTGATCGCGGGATATCTGCGGGCGGCCCTCGCGGCGATCGAGGGGCGCACGGGCAAGGCCCTGATCGCGCGGGGGTTCCGGCTGGAGCTTGAGGGCTGGCGCGACGCGGGCGGGCAGACCCTGCCGGTCGCGCCGGTCGGGCGGATCGAGGCGGTGCGGATCCTCGATGCGGCGGGGGGGGCGGTGACGGTCGATGCGGCGCGGCTGCGCCTCGTGCCCGATCCGCACCGGCCGCGGCTGGTGCCGGCCGGGACGGCGCTGCCGGCCGTGCCGACGGGCGGGCGGGCGGAAATCGACTTCGAGGCGGGCTTCGGCGCCGCCTGGGAGGCGGTGCCGCCCGATCTGCGGCAGGCGGTGCTGATGCTTGGCGCGCATTTCCACGAGTTCCGCCACGAGGCGGGGATCGAGCAGGGTGCGGCACCCTTCGGGGTGGCGGCGCTGATCGAGCGGTGGCGCAACGTGCGCGTGCTGGGCGGGGGGGCGCGATGAGGGCGCGGCGGCTCAACCGTCGGCTGGTCCTCGAGGCGGCGGCGCGGGTGCCGGACGGGGCGGGCGGCTATGCCGAGCGCTGGGAGGCGCGCGGGACGCTCTGGGCCGAGGTGGCCGCGGGCGCGGGGCGCGAGGTCGGGGTGGACCTGATCGCGCGCGAGCGGGTTTCGCTGCGGATCATGGTGCGGGGGGCGCCGGTCGGGGCGCCGTCGCGGCCCGTGGCGGGGCAGCGGTTTCGCGAGGGGGCGCGGATCTATCCGATCCTCGCGGTCGCCGAGGCCGACCCGGAGGGGCGGTATCTGGTCTGTCACGCCGAGGAAGGGGGCCGGGGATGAGCTATGCGGCGGCGGCGGCGGTGCAGGCCGCGATCTATGGCCGGCTTCGGGCCGATGCGGCGCTGGGCGCGCTGGTCGGCGAGGCGATCTTTGACGCGGTGCCGCCGGGGGCGCCGCCCGAGCTTTATGTCGTGCTGGGGCCCGAGGTCGTGCTCGATGCCTCGGACGCGAGCGGGCGGGGCGCGGAGCACCGGCTGACGGTGAGCGTCGTGAGCACGACGGGCTTTGCCCCGGCCAAGGCGGCGGCGGCGGCGGTGTCGGAGGCGCTCGAGGGTGCGGAGATGGCGCTCGGGCGCGGGCGGCTCGTGGGGATCTGGTTCCGGCGGGCCGAGGCGCGGCGGCGCGAGCAGGGCACGATGCGGCGGATCGATCTGTCGTTTCGCGCGCGGGTCGAGATCTGAGGCGGCCGGGCGGGGCCCGGCGCGCCAGTTTCGGAAAGGATGGACAGCATGGCGATTCAGCGCGGCAAGGACGTGCTCTTGAAGATCGACGTTTCGGGCGAGGGGCAGTTCGAGACGGTGGCGGGCCTTCGGGCGACGCGGATCAGCTTCAACGCCGAGACGGTCGAGGTGACGAGCCTCGAGAGCCCGGGGGGGTGGCGCGAGCTCTTGTCCGGGGCGGGGGTGCGGTCGGCGTCGATCTCGGGCTCGGGCGTCTTTCGCGACGCGAGCAGCGACGAGCGCGCGCGGCAGATCTTCTTCGACGGAGAGGTGGCGCGGTTCCAGGTGGTGATCCCGGCGTTCGGGATCGTCGAGGGGCCGTTCCAGATCACCGCGCTCGAATACGGCGGGCGGCACGACGGCGAGGCGACCTATGAGGTCGGCCTCGCCTCGGCCGGGGCGCTCGGGTTCACGGCGCTCTGATGGCCAATCCGCTGGCGGGCGAGGTCGAGGTCGAGATCGACGGCGTGCGGCATGTCTGCAAGCT